AAACCAGTCGCCACGTGCAAATCCTCCCGTCCGTGATCGCGTGGCTGCTGTTCAGGCTTTGCTGGAAAACGGCAAGGGCCAGGTCAGACTCACCATCCACCAGCGCTGCAAGCGGCTGATCGAATGCTTAGAGCTGCAGTGCTACACCGACAAGGGCGATCCCGATAAGGATGCCGGCCATGATCACATGAACGACGCGCTGGGCTACTTGGTCTGGCGTGAATTCAACCCATTGCACGCAGGTGCTGGCCGCACGACCGGCGTGCGGATTTATTGAGCAAGGTTGCTAAGGGCTGCCGATGGTGTACAGTATGAGGACTCCAAACCGAGAGACATGGGCTACACCGCAATCTGCACCGATGACAGTATCACCACTTGCGACTGCTGCGGGCGCACCAACCTGAAAGCCACAGTGCTGATGCAGTCTGATCTTGGTGAGCTTGTGCACTTCGGCCGCACTTGCGCCGCGCGCAACACCGGCAAAAGCAGCCAGCAGATCACCAAGGAGATCCGTGTTGAGCGCGATGCCGCTTTTGGTCGTGCCAGCAACCGACTGATGAGCATGCGCCGCGCCAACACCCAGATCACCCGTGATCTGATCCGCGAAGTGGCGGCCACGTTCCGCGCTGATGCAAATCTGCTGATCCAGCAATGGGCGTGATCTGCGCTGATTGCGGCGGTCCTATCGGTCAAGACAAAGGACCGCCAGATGGATGGCAACTTGAAAATGACAGAACTGTATGCCACGCCTGCTGCGTCGCGGACTTTTGCAAACTGGTCGATACTGCACTTTTGTTAAGCGATGAGTTCAAGTAACACTATGAGATTCTTAAAGGCTTTCATCCGCAGCGCAGCGCTAGTCATTTGGTTTTTCATTTGGGTCATGGCAGTGCATTTCATTGCCGCCGCAGGCTTTGCCCTAGGCGGACCACTACTGGCGCTTGCTATTTACCTATTCTTCATTGCGGTATTTCTGGGCGGCTTGATGGTTGCAGCGGACGTTGATTGAGCTACACTCCATCAGTCCAACCATTAACTCTACCCATGCTCAAGGGTGCTGAACTACTCGCCAAGGTGAAAGAACTGGGCAATGCGCCCAAGTCCGAACTGGTGCGCGCTTGCGGCTACGTGATCAAGGATCGCGTGGCATTCACGCAGTTCTATGAAGCGCTGCTGGAAGCCAAAGGCGTTGACCTAGGTAGCAAGACAGCAAAGCGTGGCCGCGGCCTGACCTATAAGGCAAAGGTGCAATTCAACGGCAAGCTGCAGATTGGCGATGGCTACCTGCGCGAGATGGGTTACGAGCCCGGCGCTGAGTTTGACATCAAGATTGGCCGCAATAGCATCACGCTGACTGCTGCTTAAACTGTATTCATGACTGCGGCGCTGTAATGTACACCGGCTTTAACAACTACGACCGGCCGATTGCGCAGCGCCGCGTTACTCGCGTGCAGGATGCCAGCACGGCGTGGTATGCACAAGAGCCGCATTGGATCCTGATTGAAGATCTGCTGCAAGGCACCTATGGGATGCGGCGCAAGCATCGCCGCTACCTGCCGCAAGAGCCGCGTGAGCTAGACGAGTCCTACGACAACCGCTTGGCACGCAGTGTTTGCCCGCCGTTCTATCAGCGTCTAGAGCGGATGCTGGCTGGCATGTTAACGCGCAAGCCACTGCGGCTTGATGACACGGCAGATGTTATCCGTGAGCAGTTGTTTGATGTTGACCTACAAGGCAATGACCTCAATGTTTGGACCTACGAAACCACCCGCAAGATGGTCCGTTATGGCCACGTTGGTGTACTGGTGGATGCACCTGCTGATGGGGGTAGACCCTATTGGGTGACATACACGCCACGGCAGATTCTTGGCTGGCGTGCTGAGCAGCAGGAAGGCCGGCAGGTGTTAACGCAGTTGCGGCTAGCCGAGACGGTCACCGTGCCTGATGGTGAGTTTGGCGAGAAGGCAGTCGAGCAAATCCGTGTATTGACGCCAGGTGAGTTTCAGCTACATCAGAAACAAGACAACGGCGACTTTAAGGTTGTCGACGAGGGCCGCACAAGCCTTTCTGAGATTCCTTTCTCAGTTGCTTATGCGCAGCGGCATGGCTTCATGGAGTCACGTCCGCCGTTGGAAGACATCGCCGAGCTAAACCTCAAGGCTTATCAGATCCAGAGCGACCTCGATAACCAGCTCCACATCAGCGCTGTGCCGATGTTGGCGTTTTATGGCTTCCCATCTGCAGCAGAGGAAGTCAGCGCTGGACCTGGCGAAGCAATCGCATTCCCTGCTGATGGCCGCGCTGAATACATCGAACCAGCTGGCCGCAGTTTTGATTATCAGTTCCGTAGGCTTGAGCAGCTTGCACTGCAAATCAACGAGCTAGGTCTGTCGGCAGTGCTGGGCCAGAAGCTATCTGCTGAAACTGCTGAGGCAAAGCGCATTGATCGCAGCCAAGGCGACAGCACCATGATGGTCATTGCACAGAACGTGCAGGATATGATCGACAACTGCCTGCAATTTCATGCGCAGTACATCGGCAACAACACATCTCCTGGCAGCAGCTACGTCAACCGTGACTTCCTTGGCACACGCCTTGAGCCGCAGGAAATCCAAGCGCTGCTGCAGCTTTACACCGCAGGTACCATCACGCAGGAAACGTTGCTGCGTGAGCTTGCCGAAGGCGATGTGCTAGGTGACGACTTTAACGTGGATGAGGAGCTTGAAGCTACGGCCAATGCGGGGCTTGATCTACAACCTGCTGGACTGGGTGACCGACCGTTTAGTGGACCTGATGATCTGGATGGAACCGAAGAAACCGAGGAGGCAAGAGCTTGATTATCACGTCAGCGCCTTGCCGGAACAGGTCTTAGCCATCGTGCGCATCAGCTGGTACAAGGAAGGCAAACCAGATGAAATTGACGAGACAATTTTGTATGAAGACGGCCAAAACGGTTATGACGCATTCGCTGCATTGGTCACCACTGCATTGAACCGCGGCGCTAATGTCAGCATCCGCAGCGGCTATGCACCGGAAGATCTTGGCATTGAACGATGAGCACACCAGAAGCGCTATATCGCAATGCAATAGACCTCAACCGCTACAGCAATAGCGTTGCACGGCGTGTAATCAATGCTTACAACGACATCATCATTGATGCAGTCAATCAGCTGCGCACCATTGATGAGCTCTCGGCACCAGTCAAAGCAGCGCGGCTTCGCGCAATTCTTGCTCAACTGAAGGACAGCCTGGCAACTTGGGCAGGTGATGCAACTGAGCTGACTGCATTAGAGCTGCAAGGCATTGCAGAGCTGCAGTCGGAGTTCGTGACCGATCAACTGCGGCGTGCATTGCCAGCAGGTGCACGTGATGCGGTGCGCACCGTTGAGATCAGCCCGCAATTTGCGCAGTCAGTGGTAACCACTGATCCAACGCAGATCAATGTGGTGGCGCTGTCGGATGATCTGTTTGCTGCCGTGCAAGGTGCACCGGCAACATTCAGCCTTACCGCAGCGCAAGGCGCCACGATCACGCTGCCCAATGGCGAAGTGGTTACCAAAGCATTTCGCGGCATTGCCGTGGATCAGGCTGAGCGGTTCTCTCAAGTCGTGCGGCAAGGCTTGCTGACTGGTGAGTCGACGCCAGCCATTGCCAAGCGGTTGATCGGAAACCTTGAATTTGGCGAAGAAGCCAAAACCGTGAAGCAGCTAGTTGCAGCAGGCGGCCAAGCAACAGCGGTTGCCGACAATCAGATCGTTAGCCTTGTGCGCACCAGCATCAACCAAGTAGCCAATGCAGCTAGCCAGCAGGTATATGAAGCCAATCAAGACATCACTAAGAAGTATCGCTATGTGGCAACACTGGATACCCGCACCAGCAGCATTTGCCGTGCATTGGATGGCCGCGAGTTTGAATATGGCAAGGGTCCGACTCCGCCGCAGCACTTCAACTGCAGATCAACCACGGTGCCGGTGATCGACTACGACGAGCTGGGTTTCACGCCACCGCCGCCGGCAAAGCGTGCATCAGCAGGTGGCCAGGTGCCGGCAGATCAAACCTACGGGCAGTGGCTGGCAAGGCAAGATCTTGAGACCAAGGCCAAGGCATTGGGCGCCAACAAAGTGCCGTACTTCAACCGACTTGCCGACAAGTATGGCCCAACTGATGCCATCGCCAAGCTAGTTCGTGATGACGGCTCAGAGCTAACCTTAGATCAGCTTCGTGCACGATATGGACCTGCCTAGCCTGCGGCATTTTCGCAATGAAGGTATCTACTTCATTTCAAGCGATCCCGTAGAGGCCCTGCATGGCGAGGCATGGGTGCCAGCTATCTATACCGACAAGGGTTGGGCAACAGCAGACGGCTCTACACTGTTAACAGGTATTGAGGAATGGCGCGATGCCACTGAAGCGGGGCAAGTCGCAGGCTGCAGTATCAGCCAACATCAAAACCGAGATGAAAAAAGGCAAGCCGCAAAAGCAAGCGGTGGCAATCGCGCTCGCAAAAGCCGGCAAGTCACGCAAGGGTAAGAAGTGATGGCTAAGAATCCTGGCCTATACGCCAACATTGCCGCCAAACGCAAGCGCATTGAAGCTGGCAGTAAGGAGCGCATGGCGCGCAAGGGTGAAGCCGGCAGGCCTACTGCTGCTGCGTTCAAGGCGGCTGCTAAGACTGCCAAGCCTCGTAAGCCGAAGAAATGATCACCTACCGCGGCGAGCAGTTTGACGGCTACAACAAGCCGAAGCGGACGCCAAAGCATCCGAACAAATCGCACGCGGTGCTCGCCAAAGAAGGCGACAAGGTAAAGCTGATCCGCTTTGGCCAGCAAGGCGTTAGCGGTAGCCCATCACGCGAGGGTGAATCCGCCGCGGCCAAAGCACGCCGTGCATCTTTCAAAGCGCGTCACGCCAGCAATATCGCTAAGGGCAAGATGTCTGCTGCGTGGTGGGCAGATAAAGAGAAGTGGTAACGTAGAGGTGTAATTAAGCCTGCGGCTTATCCATGTCTGATGAACAACAAACCC